GTCCCAGCGATTGTCGAACCTTACCTCGGCAAGATAGCCCAGCATGATGCGCGCCTCGGCCTCGGCCGCTTTGTGCATCCGCGCGGCCTGGTCATGGTCAACTTCAGCCAATGCCATCGCCATCAGTAAACCCTCCTGGTGAATTCAGGAAAAATACCGCCGCTTTTTTCAGCCTGGTCCTGCGCCCGGTTCGCCTCCTCGGCCGTGCCGAAAAAATTCTGGCTGCTCAGCCGCCCATCGGCCACGCCGGTGCGCGGCACCGGGTCATAGCCATATTCCATCACCGGCGACCGGCTCGCCGCCACCGCCAGCACGCCGGCGATCGCGCTGTCGCCGTGCCGCTTTTTCGCTTTCTCGCCGGTTCGCTCATCCGGCACACGGCCCACGCCGCGCACCAGTTTCACAAGGCGATGGTCATCCATAATCTCGCGGTCACGGGGAATGATGATGGTACCGTCGTCGAACGCCGATTTCCAGCGCGGCATATTTTCCCGGTACCAGGGCTCGGTCAGCACCACGGCCTCGATGCGCTCGCCGTATTTTTGAACAGCCACTTCGGCCAGGTATCCGCCATTGCCGCCGGCATCGAACTTGCCAGCGCGGAACAGCGGCAGCCGGTCGATGATGTAAAACACGATCTGTTTTTGCGCCTCGTAAGGCACGTTGCGCATCTCCAGCACGAAAGGCGTACGCAGCATCAAGTTCCGCTGGATCGCCAACGGCCAAAAAACCGAGAGATCGCGTTTACGTCCGAAATCCTGCCCAAAGCAATGCGGCGTTTTTCGGTCAAGCGTCTCCAGCTCGGGCAGCAAATGGATTGCGCACCACTCCTCGATCTCGGCAATTCGCAGCCTCTCCGACATCATCATAAAGCTGCCAGGCAGATCCAACCGCGGCACCGGAATGCCGTCGCGCATCCGCGCGTCGATCACCGCCGCCGAGAGATAGGTGCCAGAACCTTCCGCCGGAATACACAGCAACTCCTCATCGGCATCCGTTCCATATTCCGCGATGATGTCCGCGCGCCATTGAACCTGCGCTTCGGGCGACCAGGCTTTCCCTTCCTTCATGAAAATACGCTTGACCAGGCCGTCCTCGATCGCGTCGTCCAGCGTGCAGCGAAGTAGATGATAGGGCTTTTTGCCGCTTCGAATATCATTGATCAGCACGTTGAACGGGTGGGCATCCCCGTTATGGGTGGACATGATGACCACCTTGCCGCCCCACATCAAATGGGCAAGCGCGGCTTTGATCACAGCATCCAGATTGTCGTGGAAGGCGGCCTCGTCGATGATCACCACGCCCTGTTTGCCGCGCAATGATCGGGGCGCGGAGGAAAGTGCGGTAATCTCGAAACCTGATCCAAATTTGATGCGGAACGTCAGAATGTCCTGGTCCGGTCTCTCGGGGTCCTTGAACAGGCTTTCTTCCAGCTCGATGGCGGCCGGCTCGATCGCCTTGGCCCACTCCGCGCAGTAGGAGACGAATTCGCGGGTCATCTCCTTTTCGTAGCCCATGTACATGACATTCTTGCCGCCCGCGTTGGCGGCGGGTGCGGCGGTCATCACGGCGACGGCCGCCATCGCCCAGGAATAACCGATACGCCGGCTTTTCTCCGCCACCGTCACCGAATATTTTGAAACCGACGCCATCAGCTCCTGCTGGTATTTTAGAAATACCGGCGGCAGCTCACCTTGCGGCGCATCGAGGACGGCGACGTCGCTCATTCGTCACACACCGGGATAACGGTCACCGCCTCCCTGTTGTGCACGGCGAAGGAATATTCCTCATGCGTATCCTGCCAGAGCATCCATCGCCCGAATTTGCTTTGCTCCAAACCGGACTGGCTCCGGCACGAACTCATCACGCCTGCGACGTGCAACCCGAGATCAATCTGTGACATAGCATCGCTCACCGCGCCGCTCGCTTCGTCATCAGGCGTGCCTTGCGCTGCGCCTTCTGCGCGGCGCGCTTTTTGTTCTTCCGTGAATACCGCTTTGAAGGACGTTGCTTCGGTCCTGGCACATACGGCGAATAGGAATGCTCCCGCTGATCAAGCAGCGTTGTTCCGGGGCAGATCGGTAGCTCCATAAACGCGCGTCTTAGCAAAAGAACATCGCCCAGAACTTCGGATTGCTCGGAAAGAGCGCTGACAAGGCCGAGCGACGCCATCGCTGACGCCATGCGATGCTGCAGCAATTCCCTCGTATCGCCGACGATCAAAACACGGCCGAAGCTTAAGCGATCGTCATTCACGTGCGCATCGCCTTCCACCCATCGATGTAAAGCCGCGCCTCGAAGAAGCCTTTAGACCAAGCGTCGCGCTGACCACTTTGCGTTAGCGGGAGAGGGTTATCCCAAGTCCGCATCCCGCGCACATACGCCTCGAACCCATCATCCTCGGCCGCCTGCACCAGGTCGATCACAAAGCTAGGGCGTGCATGGCTCACGTCACATCACCAGCCAGCTTGGACCGCAGCAAATAACCTTCAAGTTCCCAGATTTTTTGCCGCGCATTTTGGTAGGCCAGGCGTTCGCCGACATCATAATCAAAGCTGGCCGGACTCGCGGCTGCACTTGTTCCCACAACCACGAACCCATTGCGCAGCTTCAACCCGCAAATCGTCACAGTCGTTCCCGGAAAGACGTGGTAATCCGCGCCAACAATCAGCGCGTCCACCTGCTCCTGCGTTACCTTGTCAGTCATCACCTCACCCCGAAAATTTTGGATTTAATCGCCTCGACAGTGTCCGCCGTCAGCCCCGCCGTCTTCGCCACTTCCTCCACCGCCTGCATGCTCTCGGCCTTTGCCTTATCGGCCGCGCGCTTCTCAGCCAGCGCCAAAAATTCCACATTGCTCTTGCTGGCGCGCCCCAGATGATCCAGCGCCTTTGCCAGCATCATCACGCCCTCTGGGTTGCCCTGCATTGCGGCCGTGCCGTCATTGTCGACGCCGCCTTCGCCCTCCAGGTGGTTCATGAACAGATCGTTGATCGCGCCATGCAGCAGCTCGATATTCAGTCTGGCGGTCTTGCTCTCCGGCGCATCGCCCAGCTCGCGCACCAGCGCTTCCGCCACCACCCGGCTGTTGCGCATCTTCTCGGCGATTTTGTCGAACCCCTTGATATGCCGGCCCAGCGCCGACCGCGAAACTGCGACATGGCTGCGCATATCCGCCAGGTGCGACAATATCTGGTCGATCGTATGCCCCTCGCCGCGCAGCCGCCCGATCTCCACGCGGATCTCCGAGGGCAACCTGTCGATGCTGGAAGGCCGCGACATCAGCCGGGCTCGCGCCGCGCCACGCCCGGATGCACGCGCCCCTGCGCCACCTCCTGGCCCGCCGTCAGTAAATGCGCAATCCAGATTTCACCGGTTTGGGTCGGGACCGTTTCCATGCGGATCAGGCCATGTTCGGACAGAAACGAAAAATCAGCGCGAATTTGTTCCTTGGTTGGCCTATGGCCAAAAGTCTCCGTCACCGTCTTCAGCACGGTCTCGTTGGCCTTATACCCGGCCTCGTCCAAGGCCCGCAGAATGATCAGCCGTCGGTTCTGGGCCAGGGTTTCCTGCATGCTCATTGTTTGCCGCCGCCCTTGACTTCGTTTTCCACCAGCATCTGCAGAAGATTATTCGCGGAAGTGAGTTGCCGGTTGATGCCGTCCATCTCGCCCAGCATGCGTTGCCCCTGCTGCTCCACCACGCCGATGCGCGCGCCGAGTGCGGCGGCCTGCTCGCTGGTGAGCAGCTTGCCCATATTCTTGTCGATCGAATCGACCTTTTCTTCCACGTCCTCCAGCCGATCGGCCATCTTGCCGTGCTCGGCGCGCGTCACGAAGCTGGCCTGCATCCGGTAGATGAACATGCCGCCCAACATGTTCAGAACAACCAGAAGCACACCAAGAACCTCAGCCGCAGCCTGCCAATCGCCGGAGGACCACATGCTCAGCGCACCACTGGCGGCCAGCGCCAACCGGCATTACGGCGATGCACGCCATCCACCAGCACATTCTCTGGCAGCAACTGAACGCTTTGGCGGGTAGCCTCGGTGCCATCACCGAAATACACATGCAGGTCGACGATCGACTCGTTCTTCACTCTGATGATGATGCCCGCGTGAAATCTCTGTCCGCCGCGCCCGTGCGCCGACGGACCATTTTTATGCAAATAACTGTCGAAGCCTTCTGCCGTGAATAAGTACCCGGCCATTTTCGGTGCCAGAGCCTCCACGTCGCCTTC